GTTGTTGATTGGTATGGTCAACAAACTCTCGGACTAGATAACACAACAGTATACTGGAAGAGCATTGCTCCAAAACCAGGAACCTCCCAGTATTCCTTAGAGAGAAGTTCCAAGAACGATGAACTACACGTTGTTGTAGTTGATGATAAGGGTTCTATCAGTGGAGTTGCAGGTAACATCCTTGAGAAGTTTACCAATCTTTCTAAAGCCACAGATGGAAGAATTTCTCCAACAGAGGCAATCTACTATAAGAACTATCTAGCATCCAACTCACAGTATGTTTATGCTGGTGTAGTAGGGTCACTTCTAGGTGCAGAATATACTGATCTAGATGGATACACTCTAGTTAGTGGAGGATCTATTTCTTGGGGACAAGAAACAACTGGAGTCAACTTCGGTTTACTTGGTAACAAGACATATAAACTCGGAAATGGTAGTGATTACGGTTCTGCAGGATCTTTTGCTGCTGGACTAAGCAACATCCTAACATCTTATGAGATTCTGTCAAACCCAGCAGAATATGATGTAAACTTCATTCTTGGTGGACCAAGTGGTGGAGATACAATTTTCGAATCCCAAGCAAAGGCGAACAAACTAATCTCTATTGCTGAGGCTAGAAAAGACTGTGTAGTTACTATTTCCCCACACAGAGCTGGAGTCATCAACATCACAAGTTCTGATTCTCAGACTGCCAACATTATCAAGTTCTATGATTCTGTAACATCAAGTTCCTATGCGGTATTTGATTCCGGTTACAAGTACATGTTTGATAGATTTAACAATCAGTTCAGATATATTCCTCTAAATGGAGATATCGCTGGATTGATGGCAAGAACATCTATCAACAATTATCCATGGTTCTCACCTGCAGGTGCTGCAAGAGGAACTATTAATGATGCTGTAAAACTTGCATTCAATCCAACCCAGGCACAGAGAGATCTTCTCTATCCTAAGAGAATTAACCCAGTTATCTTCTCCCCTGGCGCAGGAATTATTCTCTTCGGTGATAAAACCGGTCTATCCTATGCATCAGCATTCGATAGAATCAACGTTCGTCGTTTGTTCCTAACAATCGAATCAACGATCGAGAGAGCAGCAAGACAACAGTTGTTCGAATTCAATGATGTAATCACCAGAACAAACTTCACCAATATCATTGAACCATACCTCCGTGATGTAAAAGCTAAGAGAGGAATCACTGATTTCCTCGTAGTTTGCGACGAGTCAAATAACACCCCAGATGTTATTGACGCAAATCAGTTTAGGGCTGATATTTTCGTAAAACCAGCAAGATCAATCAACTTCATTGGTCTAACCTTCGTTGCTAACAGAACTGGAGTTAGCTTTGAAGAGGTTGTTGGAACCGTTTAATTTTAAATTAAAACATCAATCCCTATCGAGGTAAAAACAAATGGCTTTTTCAAACACACCAAGTTTTAGTTCTAGAACTTTAGAGGATTTTAAAGCAAGACTGATTGGTGGTGCTGCTCGTCCAAATCTTTTTGAAGTTGAACTAAATTTCCCTGCCTTCGCTACAGCATCCAATGCGGGTGCTGATGCGACTGATAACACCAGAACGGTTAGTGAACTTTCCAGATTCATGATTAAAACCGCCAACCTTCCAGCATCTAACGTCGGTGTTATCAACGTTCCTTTCAGAGGAAGAGAACTCAAGATTGCTGGAGATAGAACCTTTGACGTTTGGACAATCACCGTAATCAACGACGTTGATTTCTCAATCAGAACTGCGTTCGAAAGATGGATGAACGCCATCAATAAGCATGATGATAACTCTGGACTAATCAATCCAGCTCAGTATCAGAGAGATGCAATTGTAAAACAATTCGGCAGATCTTCCTTTGCTTCAGCGAACTCCAACGTAGCTAACCCAACGATCACATCCGCAGGTGATGCTATTCCAGTTCTTAAGGCATATAAGTTCTACGGAATTTTCCCAACTTCAGTTAGTGCAATTGATCTTTCATATGATTCTTCCGATACTATCGAAGAATTCACCGTTGATCTACAAGTTCAGTGGTGGGATGCACTTGATCCACAAGGCAATACTCAACTTAATACAGATCCTCAAGTATTGAACCCTCTATAAATAGTAGAAATAGAGTTTACACTTGAGTAATGCCTAAATTATTTGGTTTTAAAATCCAAGATTCGGAGGACGATAGATCGAAGAGGTCTATCGTCTCTCCTGTTCCGGAGAATCAAGAAGATTCTTCGGATTTTTACGTGTCTAGTGGATTTTACGGACAGTATGTTGATATTGAGGGTGTATATAAATCGGAGTTTGATTTAATCAAAAGATATCGTGAAATGGCTCTTCATCCAGAAGTTGATGGAGCAATCGAAGATATTATTAATGAAGCAATTGTTTCTGATCAAAATGATTCTCCAGTTCAGATAGATCTCTCAAATACTCCAGCTTCAGACAAATTAAAGTCAATTATTAGAGACGAGTTTAGATATCTTAAAGAAATTCTCGATTTCGATAAGAGATGTCATGAGATTCTAAGAAATTGGTATGTTGATGGAAGAATCTACTATCATAAAGTTATTGATTTAGAAAGACCACAGGAAGGGATCAAAGAACTGAGATATATTGATCCCATGAAGATCAAACTTGTAAGAAAAATTAAGAAAGATAAAAACCAATTAAATCCTGCTTTTTCAATAAGTGGAAATGGCAACGGCACTGGATCACTTTCAAGTCCAGAAGTAGAAGAATTTTACGAATATAATCCAAATCTAAGAGGAGGCGCAGTAAATGTCTCGCAATTCAAAACTGGACTTGGTGGTGCTGCAAGAATTTCAAAAGATGCAATCACCTATGTCCATTCTGGTTTGGTAGATAGAAATAAACAGTGTGTTCTCTCATATCTCCATAAAGCAATTAAAGCACTCAATCAACTTCGCATGATTGAGGATTCTCTCGTTATCTACAGACTTTCAAGAGCTCCAGAACGTAGAATTTTCTATATTGATGTTGGCAATCTTCCAAAGATTAAAGCGGAACAATATCTCCGTGATGTCATGACTCGTTATCGTAACAAGTTAGTTTACGATGCGAACACTGGTGAGATTCGTGATGATAAAAAAATGATGTCCATGTTGGAAGACTTCTGGCTTCCAAGAAGAGAGGGTGGTAGAGGAACCGAAATCTCCACACTTCCTGGTGGACAAAATCTTGGGGAACTTGCTGATGTTGAATACTTCCAAAAGAAACTTCTCAGAGCTCTCGGTGTTCCCGAATCACGTTTAGGTGGCAATGGTGGTTTCAATCTTGGTCGTTCTTCCGAAATTCTAAGAGACGAAATCAAGTTTACCAAGTTTGTCGGTAGAATGAGAAAGAGATTCTCACATCTCTTCATGGATATGTTGAAGACTCAACTTATTCTCAAGAACATCGTTACACCAGAAGATTGGAAAGTTCTTTCAGATCACATTCAGTTTGACTTTGTTTACGATAATCACTTTGCAGAACTTAAAGAAGCAGAACTAATCCAGAATAGACTTGGTGTTCTTGCTGCTGCAGAACCTTATGTTGGAAAATATTTCTCAGTCGATTACATCAGAAGAAATGTTCTTAAGCAAACTGATTTGGAGATTGTAGAAATTGATGAAAGAATTGCTTTTGAACAAGAAACTGGAATCATTCCACCACCAGTAGATCCAAATACAGGATTGCCAGTTGGTGAAGAACCTCCCGCAGAACAACCTGTAATGGGAGAAGTTCCTATGAATCCGGAAGTAGACTCTTCTGAAGTTCAAATGGAACCAACTGAAGAAATGCCAAAACTCAAGATGCCAAAGGGTGGCAAGATCTAATAAATAAATTTAAACAAACTTTGAAATTACGAAAACATGGATGATCTAATTAACATGATGGTTTCCGATGCATCTGCATCAGAGATCAGCGACAAGATTAAAGAAATTTTGATGCAAAAATCTGCAGAAAATATTGAAGCGGTTAGACCAGTAGTAGCAGCTTCAATGTTCAAACAGCCAGAAGATTCCGAAGAAACTGAAGTTGATTCGGAAACTGATGAGAACACCGAAGAGGAAGAAGATCAGGAATAATAAAAATGACCTACATTCGACACGATTCAGATAATAATCCAGTTTCACCTCAACCAGGATTTACTACCGTAACTACGTTTGGTGGAACTGAAGGATGGTCTACTGTTACACATGAAGACTTTAATTCCGATTATGTAGCGTATACCTATAATAGTCCTGCCGGAATCGGAACTAGAACACCAGCATCATACCAAAGACACGATGCAAATAATAATCCAGTTGGTGTAGGTACATATCAAAGACACGACTCGGATAATAATCCTATCCTTGCGTAACTT